GCTGCTCGACCACGTTGGGCGCGGGCAGGCGCGAAAGATCGACCGAAGTGAAGCTGTCGGAGGCCACGGGCATGCCCTACGTCATGCGCCGCGCGCGCGTGAGGGGAAGGCGGGTGGCCCGTAAGTGCGGGGCTTACGGTGAGTGCTTGATCTACCCGATCAGCATGTTGCCGGTGATTGCAGCAACGGCCAACCAGAACGTGCCGACGATGAAAGCAGGGGCAAGATTGCTCAACAGGGTGGGGCGGCGGCCGTCTGCATGGCTGTCATAGATCCAGCAGCCTTCCCCGGCAGACCGTTCCAGCGCGGCATAGGTCTGGCGAAAGTGCGCGGGATCGGCGACAAAATCGACCTTGCGGCGCGAGCCTGGAACTTCCCGATTATTCTCATCGATCACGCACAGAAACTGACCCATCGCCGATCCTTGTGGCTGCCCGCAGCAGGCGCACTCAATGCCATGGGCGTGCCGGAGTCGGAAAGCGGTTTCTAGCCATCGAGACCAAGCATCTCCTCGGCAACCCGCAAGGCCTCCCGCTCATCGCCCGGGCCGAATCCCAGCAGCCGGCGCGCGGTATAGCGGTGCTTGATGCGGCGGCCATCTGGGCCCTGGCCCACCACGCCTTCCTCACCGAACTGGTGCTGGGCTGCAATGCGCTGGTTGCCTGTGGCAGTGATCTCCACGCTGTCAGGCTGCGCATCGATGCGCCACTTCTTAGCCTGGCGCAGCTTGCGGAACATCCTGCCGCCAGCGCGCTTGCGCAGGCGGCCACGCCGGTCCTTGCGGGCCTTGCGCGGCTCCATCGCTGTGCCGTCTGGCTGCTCGTTTGCGGCGATCCGCTCGACGTTCGCACGGCGCAGGGCCTGGCCCAGCTTCAAGGTGGCGCGGCGGCGGCGAGATGGCGACAATCCGGCGAGGATCCTGCCGAAATAGGCATCGAAGCCAGCCAGGGCCTCGCTGTCATAGCTCATTGCGGATCTTCGTCGATCAGGTGGCCGGTCAGATCGGGGATCGGGTCAACGTCGCCCGCGCCCAGGAAATCGTTCCACAGGGGATCGGGCTCTGCGAGATAGTCCAGTGTCCACCCGCCGCCATCAATTGGAGCGACCGAGACGCTTTCCTTCAGGTCCAGCTGCAGCAGGATGTCGCTGGTGCTGCTGTCCAGCACGTCAATTTCGAAGCGGAAGCCATCGGCCCCGGGCCGAAGCAGATCGGGCTGGTTGACGCGCAGCCAGCGGAACACGGCCAGGGCGAGCAGGGCGATATCGCTGCGCGTTTCCTCCAACAGCACGTTGAGGCGGTAGGCGAAGCCGAACGACAGGAAGTCGCTCTGGGTCGAGCGGCCTGCGCCATCTTCCACCCAGATCCGCAGTCGATCGGGCTCACCCCTGAATTCGGGCAGGGCCTCGGCGATCGCGGCGCGCAAGGATTGGGCCTTGCGCATCAGGGCTCACCCTTTCGGCCTATCGCTACGCTACATGAGGCCATTAGTCCCACAGCCTCACGGTTTCGCGCATGGGCAGCGCAGCGGCAGGGGGATCGGGCAGCCGGACAGTGGTTCCGCCGGGCAGGCGGGGGCCAAGATCGGCGAGGCCGGGATTGAGCTCCAGCGATTGCTCGGTAACGGCAGCGGTGCGGCCGAGCACGCGCCAGCAGATCTCGTCCAGCGTCTCGCCGTCGCGGGCGGTGGCCAACATCGCCCTATCGCTTCGCTGCTTGAGGGCCGGCCATCAGACCAGGCTCACCCGGTTGCGCGGCGCGCGTTCCTCGGCGCCGATCGAGAGGAGATCGGCCACGGCATGGTTGGCGATGCGGCGGTAATGATCAGCGGTCTGATCCTTGGCCTCGGAGCGGTCGCTGCCCTCCTGGGTAGCGGCCAGATCGCGGTGCCCGTCCATCAGCTCGGCGGCGGCGAAGTAGCGCACGGCGCGCAGCCATAGCAGATCCGCCATGTTGACCTGGTTGACCTGCTGATCGGTCACGGCGGCCAGGCTGGCCACCCCGTTGCCGGCGTGGGCACTGCGCCAGTCGCTCAGCAGGCGAAGACAGGTGAGCATGGCCCCTTCGGTGGCGGCCACCAGGCGGGCGGTGGTCACCGCACCCTCGCCCAGGCGTAGCGTTTCGCGGATGGATGCCAGCGGGACCGGGGGGAACCAGCCATCGGCCACCACGGCAGCCGCATCGGCATCGGCGGTGGGGGCGGGAGCAACAAGGCCGGTCATCGGGGCACCTCTGGCAATCAGTTTTACGGGGCGGGTGAGGTGAGCCAGGTGTAGCGGAGCTTGGGGCATCCGCCGTCCGTCTTACCGCCCGCCCCGAGCGCCGTGGGGCGGAGCTGGTCAGGATGCCGGCGCGGGTGCAAGCCGCTTTTCCAGCATCTTGAGATCGGTCTTCACGCCCGACTTCTGGTCGAGGGCGAGGGCGCGGGTGAAACACTCCTGGGCCTGTTCCAGGTAAGCCTGCGCGCCGCCGGCAGGGGCGTTGTCCGCCGCCGGGTTGAAGTCATCCGCCCGGGCCACCCAGCTGCGGCCAAGCGCCTTCATCAGCTTGGCCTTGGCCGGATCGGGCATGTCGGCAGCGCCGGTAAGGGCATGGACCCTGACCAGCACATCGTGGCTGACCGCGCCGGACTCCTTCAGGGCCAGCTCGGCCACGTCCTCGGCCAGGAAGCAGGCCACGGTGCGGTTGTACCGCTCGGGCATGGCCAGGCCGTGGCGCAGGGCGAAGTCCGCCAGGCGCAGGGCATAGTCGAAGTCGCGATAGTCGATCGCCCAGATCATGTTCACGATCAGGATCTCGTCCTGCACCGGCTGATCGGCGGCGAGCACGCCTTCGATCCAGTCAGCGAAGACCTTGGCCAGCTCGGCCTTCTTCGGCTGCCGCGCCTCGTGGCTGGCGATATCGGACAGGCCGCGCACGGCTTCGTGCAGGACGGCCAGCAGCGCGGCGTATTCGGCACCGGCGGCCCCTTCAGTGGGCGCGGCGGGCGCGCTGTCCAAGGGGCGCGTGGCATCCGACGCAAGTGCGGCCAGGACCTTCTGGCGGTGGCGAAGAGCGGGGCTGAAAGTCATGGCTGCGGTCCTTGTGAAGTGGTGCCCGCTCGATCCGGCGGCGGGCGCGGGCGCTGGCTGATCCGACTTGCGATCGGGGCCTCCCCGCTCTGCTGCTCGGCTCTTGCGGCGGCCGACCCGGATGTCAGCCGCCGCCGTCACAGCCTCTCGGTTATTACGGTGCCGGGCGGGCCGGTGCGCCGCCGATCACGATGTTCTCGACCAGCACGGTCAGTTCGTAATCCTCGACCACGTAGGCCTCGTTGACGCTTTCGTAGTTGGCCACGCGGTCCTTCTCGGGCTCGTCCTTCAGCATCCGGCGGCGGGTTTCTTCCTGCCAGTAGATCGACAGGTTATCGAGGCGGGTGATCAGGATGGCGTTGGCCGGGAAGAAGGGCACGCGCACCGCCTCCAGGCCGCCCAGCTGCTTGGTGGAGCGGATGATGCGATCGGTAGCTTCCACCTCGGTGGCGGTGGCACCGGTTTCCTGGGCGATGGTGAAGTACTTGTCGTCCACCAGGTCGTGGCCGACGATCACCACCAGCTCGGTATCGCCGCGATGCCATTCGGGCAGCAGCCGCTTGGCATCGAGCACCAGGGCATCGAGGCTGGAGTAGTCCGCGTCGGCGCTGGCCGAGCCGCCGGTGGCGTTGTAGGCCGCGTTGGCATCGAACAGCTCGACACCCGGCTTGACGTAGATCGCCTTCAGCGCGGCGTTGTTGGTGCCATCGGTCTTCACCGTCAGCGAGCCGTCGTTGAACACCTGGGCGGCGGCGTGGGTGCGGATCTTGTGCAGCCAGCCAATGTTGACGTCCTGCAGCAGCGGGTTGGCCACGCGGTCGGTGGTGGCCGCCACGCTGGTGCCGTTCCACCCGATCATGATGCGGTCACGGCCCTGCTGCTGCAGGATCGAATCGCGCATCAGCGTCTGGAATTCGGGGCGGTGGCGCCAGGCATCGAGCAGAGCGTAACGCTGCGACCAGTCGAAGTTGGTCTGCTCGCAGGTGTACTGGCGCTTGATGGCGCTGTCGGTGGGATCGGTGGGGTTGCGCACGCCCGCGCCGCTGGTGTCCGTGCGGCCCGCCAGCGTGCGGCTGACGCCCAGGCCGAGCACATCACCCTTCTGCTGGGTGACCGGCATCATGTTGATGGCCTGGAGGAACTCGCTGGAGTGCTGGATCTTCTCTTCCAGCTTCTGTTCCACCACCGGGTTGACGGCGAACTTGGTCTGGGCATCGCCAGCCTCGAGCCCGTTGAGCAGCGCGATCTGCGACACGTAGGCATTGAAGAGAGCGCGGGTTTCCTTGCGCATGGGGCTTGTCCTTGTTCGAGTAGGCGGGGGCGGGTTGGGCTGTTGTCAGGTAGGGCGGATCAGCAATCGGTGACGGCGTACTTGCCGTTGGCACCGGCAGCCTGGGGCCGCTGGGTGTGCTTGGTGTCGGGCGTGCCTTCGACCTTGGTTTCCAGCGCCTTCAGGCGCAGGGCCTGGGCATCGGCCTCGCCGCGGAATTCGGTGCGCAGGCCCTCGATCGAGGTGGCAAAGGCCTGGGCCAGATCGGTGAACAGCGGCTTCAGGTCCTCGACCTTGGCCGGGGGAGTGGCCGGTTCCTGCTTGAAGAACTTGCCCAGCACGCCTTCCAGCGAGGTGAGGAACGACTTGCCGGCGGTGTCGTCTGCCGCCTCGGCAAATTCCAGCGCGGTGGGATCCTTGCCCTGGCCTTCGTCGCCACGCGACAGGTTGATCACGCCGGGCAGCTGGCGGTTGAAGGCCAGACGCTCGGTGGCGATGCTGGCCGGGCTGTCAGTCAGCGCGGCACCCATCAGGTAGGCGAAGCCCTTGCCGCCGAAGTTCGGCTCGATCTCGATCGAGGGATAGACCTTCTGGCCGGCGGCGTTGAGCTGCTTGGCTTCCTCGGTCACGTCGAGCACGCCGTAGAGACCCAGGCGCTTTTCGGTGGTGCCGTTGAAGTTCACCTCCACCTCCTGGGTGGAAAGCTCGAGCACGTCGCCATAGGCGCGGAACGGGGCCTGGCCGGAAATGCCCCGGATGTGCTCGATGTTGAGCCGCGCGGCATAGGTCTTCGGATCGTAGCTGCTGGCCATTTCCTGCAGCATCTTCTCATCGATCACGCGGCCGTCCACGGTGGAACCGGCGGTGGCGAGGAGGAAGGGCTTGGTCTTCATCTGGGGCAGCTCCCGTCTTGGTGGCCGGGGCCAGGTGCCCCGCGTCTGAGGGCCGACAAGAGGTGTAGAATGGGCCTGCTGGCAACGCAGCTGGCCAGTAAGTCGGCAACTTACGGGGTCAGTGCATGGCCAGAGACCGGTGCGCAGGGTGCATGGCTTGGCCATGCACTGCGCCACCCCGCCAGATCCCAACGAAACCCAGCTGGCCGAGATCCAGCAGCGGCGGATGGCGCGCAGCTATTACTGGAAGGGCTGGCCGCTGCGCGAGATCGCCCGCGAGCTGGACGTCAATTATAACACCGTGGCCAGCTGGAAGCGCCGCGAGAAGTGGGATGCCGCAGCCCCGGTTGACGTGATCGAGGACCGGATCGAGGCGAAGATCGCCACCCTCCTGGACAAGGAACCATTTACCGAAGGGGACATGAAGCGGGTCGACTTCCTGACCCGGCAGATGGAGCGGACGGCGCGGATCCGGAAGTACGGCACCACCGGAAAGGAGGGTGATCTCAACCCCCGGATCGAGAAGCGCAACGACGATGCGGCCAAGGCCAAGCGGGCGGAGAAACGCAAGAACTTCCTGACCCTGGACCAGTGGCAGGCGCTGCTCGACGACTTCGAGAAGTGGCGGTTCGAATACCAGGACATCTGGTGGGACAACCGCGATCAGCGCACCCGCAAGATCCGCAAGGCCCGCCAGATCGGGGCCACGGT